CAATACCTACAATATCATCTAAGTATCTTAATCTGGTTTCTCCACCTCCACCTAATGTGGAGAGTTGTTGTTGAATACGAGAAAGGAAAGTACTGTAATGTTTTTGTAAATCATCAAGTGTTGCGAAGTTTTGATCTAATGGAGTGAGTGGATCTTTTTGCTGTTTAGTATTTGAGGGTTCTGAAAGAAGTCCTAAAGACTTTTCAATTAAAGTCTTTTCTTCTATTACCTCTTCTTCTATTATTTTTTCTTCAACAACCTCAACATCCTTTGGTTTTTTATATTCCTTTGCCAAAGGCTTAACAAAGTCTTCAAAAAAAGAATTTCCAAGAATCTCCTGCATAGATTCTTTTTGTTCTTTTTTTGCTGACTTTATTGTTTTAAAGAAGTCCTTTAACTCCTTATCCACTTATCACTCCTGCTCTGTTTGAACACCAAACATATCTTGAGCAACATAAGGAGTTATTCTTTCTATGTTCTCTGCAGATTTTGCATAAAGAATCTCTTTAATCTTATCAGTAACTTCTTCTGGTGAACCACCACTAAAAATAGTATCCATTAATTCAATTGTAGATTCCATTTATAACCTCAAAATTATACACTATTTATATCTCTGCTGCCTTGGCATTGATTGAGACATCTTTGTTATTATCTACATCAGGTTCTTTTGGAACTGATCCCATAGGTTGATTACCTGGCATTGGTTCTAAAGGCATACCATCTGGTCCAACCATAGGCATTAATTTTGGATCTGGATATAATCCATCATCAATCTCTTTCTTCATCAACTTATCCTCATCCACAATCTCCTGATCAGTTTGTCTCAGGATCTTACGTCTTACATAATCTTGTGAATAGTACCTACCAATGTAAGGTTCAATTGCAACCATCAGATTGAGTCTTTCGTTCATTAATTCAGTATCTTTAAGTTCTGAAAAATGTCCATCATACAAGTAATCATATTGAATATGATCACTCATCTTTTCCCAATCTTCTGGAGTTACAATGTTCTTGAGGATTAATTGTGTCTTAAGAAGATCGTGGAATACATTACTAAATCTCTTTCTCAGTCTTCCTACAAATTTACCAAACATCAATTCATCTCTAAGAATTTCAGATGATCTTCCTAAATTGAATCCAGTGTCCGAAGCAGTTCTTGACTCAGGAACATTCAGTGCTCTAAAAAGTTTCTTTTGGAAGTATTGAACATCAGTAAGTTCTCCAAGATTTTGTCCACCTGGAAGTGTTGTGATTTCAGTTCCTCTTCCACCTTCTCTACGTGGCAACCAGAAGTCTTCCATCATAGACATAAACTTCTTGTCATCACGCATTTCACCAGTGTTAGCATCATAAACAAGTTTATTTCTATACCTGTTCATAACATCGCGAAGATATTGCTCTGCCTTTACCTTAGGAAGATTTCCTACATCAATGTAGAAAATTCTTCTTTCTGGTGCTCTGGAAAGTCTATAGATTACCAAAGCATCCTCAATCATTCTAAGTTGATTGAGTGCCTTAATTGCTTTATGCAGATATGATAAAGTGAGTTGTCTATTTCTATCAACTAATCCAGAAGTGACATAAGTAATTGCATCTTTGGCAATCCTAACTCCTTTGTTTGTAGATGCTACCCTTTGTACGTGTCCCATTGGGTAGTAAATGAAATACTCATCTACTTCAGGATCTTTAAATGTTTGAGGCTTTTCTGGATCTATAGTATTGATATAATTGCCACCAAGATTATTTGGTTTATTACTCTTTCTTTCCTGCCTCATATATCTGACTTTCAAAGCATCCATAAATCTTAAATCTTGGATGCCTTCTTCTGGTCTCTTTAAGTCAATGACTTTATGATACAGGATTCTTCCATCAACATACCAATTCTTAAAAATTTCGTGTGCTTTTTTATCAAATCCCATCAGGTCTTTGATATATTTAAATTCATCTCTGATGATCTTTTTAAGACCATCACTAGCATTTAAATTACTTAATTCAATTTCTACAGGTGAATCATTTAAATCAGAAACAATAGCTTCATTAACAACATTTTCAATGGCAGAATCGCATTCTGGATGCAATGCCATTTCTCTATATCTCTTTATGAGATCATACTCATTTCTAAATACTCCTTCAATATCAACATATTGACCATAAAAACCACTGGTAAGATAATAGTCAACCCCGTCCTCATTATTCTGAGGAACGGGGGATAATGCATCCTTTGGTAATTTATTCTCGTCCTCTATGGAAAATCCAAAAAGTCTTGCCATTGTATAAGTTTAAAGTATAAAATTATTTAGACTACTTCGCGATTAGATCTTCCTTGAGGATCAATAGCTTCCCACCACTGAACTTGAAGATCTACAGTAAATTCTTCAATTTCATTTTCATTATTGTATGAGAGATCAATCTGTGATACATTAGTTGGAAATGCTCCATGAATCACATACTTTCTCAACTGATTAATGGCACTAGTACTTCCGCCACTTGAATTGTTTAATCCAGTGTAGTTTCCTCTAGAAAGTTGAGCAACATTCATGTCTGCCATATAATCTGATGGATTGATTGTACCACTTCCATCAGAAACCTTGACAATGTAATTCATCCATCTTTCAAAGAAACTTCTCCACTTGAAGTCTGTATCATTTATTACTGTAATTGACCAAATATCAAAGGTTCTATCTCCAGCAATTTTGAGGGTTCTACCTCTAAATGGAACTGGAATTTCACTGATGGTTGATGCAGGAAGACCTGCTGACTTAATAAGCATCAGGTCATCTTGTTCAAATTGAATCCCCAAGTTAGTAAAAATAACACTAGATTCAGATGCTGCATCTTGGGGAGTTCCACTGACTTGTGAACCAAAACTTACTTCAAAAAGGTTGCTACGAGCACCACCACCATTTAATTTTGTTTTAAATTTGTCAATAGTTCTGTCTGAAAAATTAGGCATTTTTCTTAGTCTCCTTTAAATTAAACTGTTCCTACTACTGTTTCAAAAGAAACACCAGTTCTTGTAGCAACAAATGTAAGTCCAATAAAGTTAATAGAACGAGCAGGTTTTACATATATATCTGCAATAAACTCATTTCTATCAATTACATCTGTAGTATTGTTTGAATCATCACAAACTAAGAGGAAGTCTTGAATACCTCTCTTTGCCTGAACATCTCTTAAGTATGGTTCAACAATATTGATAAAGTTTGCTCTTGTTGCTGCATCATTAAACTCAAAGAGTTGAGCATCAGCAGCACTCTTAATAGCCTGCTCAATGGTGATGAACAGTCTTCTGACATTGATTCTATCAAATGCTGAAGTGTATGAGAGTGCAGTCTTGTCACCAAAGAGAATAATTCCAGATCCTGGTGAGGAAATTATTGGATTAATTCTTTGTGAATAAAGTTTGTCCCTATCATCTTGATTGGGATTGTAGGAAAGTTTAATTGGGAATCTCAAAGTACCTCTGACCTTTCCTGCGGGTGAGTACCATGGGAACTGATTGATATCAGTTCTTACACAAAGACCAGCAGTATCTCCAGAGCAAGGAATGTAAACAAACTCTTTGTTGTATCTATCATAAACATATTGGTATCCACTATCAAACACTGCATATGATGAAGATGTTAATGGACTGAAGAATGAAAGAATATTTGCCAGTTGTGTTGATGTTTGTGCAACATTTACAACTCCCTCTCTATATGGTGAGATGAAAGCAACACAATCCTTTCTATTCTCTGCAATACTGATGATAGTATTTGCTTTTGCCTGCTCAATTTCTTTTCCTAATGAAGCACTTCCCTGGAGCAAGAAGTTCAATGGAACTTCATCTGCATTGGAAAGTTTGTCATAGGCATCAACAATATCAGATAAAGTAATTGCAAATCCACCAACACCATTTTCACCACTGTAATCCTTTCCACCTGTTAAGGTGAATGCCTTATTTCCAACAGAGTTAAATGTTACATTATCACATTCAACATCCCAAACACCTAAACTCTCTGATTGTGGTGTATTACCTGAGGAGAACTTAGTTGCTACAGGATCTATTCCCCAATAAGCATCTGTTGCATTATCTCCAATAGACTTACCTGCATAAATGTATGCAGAGTTGAGAGCAACATAATCCTTGTAGTATACACCCTGTGATGGTGAAATTTCAGTATCAGTTGCCTTAGACAAGTTAGTGAACTTTTCTAAGATTGTTTGAGATGAACCTGAAATATTCTTGGATCTTGCACTATCTACAACTACAACATGAAGAGCATCATTGTTGCCATTTCTATCTCTTACATATTGGTTTGTTCTTGGTTTTGGAGCAATGCTTCTCCAAGAAACTGTTGCACTATCACCTCTTGCAGTATCTAAAATATTTTGTGTATTATACCAATCATTAATTGCGGATGAAGTGACTACTGCAGATTGTGAAATTGAGTTGACTAAGAAAATTTCATCAGTAGATTCATTTATTACATAATCTCCTTCAGTGATTCCTGCTACTGAAGCAACTTCTACAGTGGTGGAAGAACTATCTACAGTGGCAGAAGCAGTGGTAACATTCTGATTGTAAGTTAAAACTTTAACAGTAGTTCCATCAGCAACAGATGCTTCAGCAGATGTTCCAAATGTTGATCTAGCTACTCCAATTTGATTTCCAGAAACTGAAATAACATCTAAGATTTCATTACCAATAAGGAGATACTTAGCAGTGGTAATACCAGTTGCTGATGCAACATATAAAGTTGTATCTGAATTCAGTAATGGAGTGCTTCCTGCATTATCAATTGTTGTTGTAGCAGCAATATCTAAAACTGATAATGAAGTACCTGAACCAATTGAGTTAGCACCAAATGAAGTTGAGGGACTGTTTCTTGTGATTGAAAGAACAGGGTTTCCTGCATTGGATAATGCACCATCTACATACAGAGAAGAACCTGTATTGAAGGCATAGATTCCATTTTCAGTATATTCTTGTGCAGTGGTTGTTCCTGCACTTACCTTAGAAACAATCTTGACATAAAATTCTGAGGATCCTACTCCAGTGACAATACCTTTGAGGAATCCTGATGCTGCTGCTGTGGTTCCTACTCCAGCAACAGTTCCTGAAAGTGCCTGAGTAACTGCATAACCAACTTGAATTGATGCTGTATTTACACCAGCAATTGTTTGGTCTGCAAAGTTATCAATTACACAAACTTTGAGTCCATCAGCCCAATATCCTGGGTTCTTTGCTGCCCAATAAAAATTGGTGGCAGATGAATGATCTTCTTGATAATCATCATAGTTCTCAATCAAAAGTGATGTTGTTGTTCCTACTCCAACACCAGCATTTGAATTGTTTAATCCAGAACCTGAACATCTTACTACCTTTAAACTTCCGCCATATGACATGAAGTTTGATGCTGAATACCAGTACTCATAATGGTAATCATTCTTTGATGGTCTTCCAAAGATATCTACTAATTCCTTTTCATTAAGAATAGTGATAGCTTCATTTACTGGACCTTTTTCAAAAGGTCCAGCAATTCCAGCAGATAAGGAGGTAGTATTGTTAATACCACCTCTTGTCAAATCTACTTCTCTTACTTTAATCCCTGGAGATGCTAAGCTTAACGCCATTTTAACTCCTCTAGTGCTTCATTTTGCTCTAAAAGTATTTATAAATTTCTCCTTTTACCTGTATTCCCACATAAATGATCTATCACCATACTCGTCTACCTTCCACAAATCCCCATCAGCATCTGTAAATTGAGTCTCATCATCTATTCCAGTCAAGATAAATCCAAATGGTGCCATATCTTGATCTATTTGATTCTTTTGTTCTTCATATAATCTTTTCCTAACATCCTGATCAGTGAGTTCTTTGAAATAGTCTTGTGCAACTAACCAAGCATATATCACCAAACACATTGCAAGGTCATCATTACATCCTTCTTCTGCTTCAAATGAATTGTGCTTTTGAATAAATGTAGTTAATTCGCTAATGATCTCATAATCATTGAAGAAAAGTTTATCTTCTTCAATCATTGTTTTTAAATTGAGACATCCAACCTTTTTAACTGTCTTGGACATCTTGAGTCCTAGTTGTGTCTTCTTCCCAGAAAATCCCTGCCCAACAATCTGCCCTGCTCTACCTCTCATAGAACACATCAGCAAATTTTGATATTCTAAATCATATTGAATGATAGAAGCTACTTGATCTCCTACATCATTGACTTCACAAAGGACAAATGCATTATTGTACGCTTTAGCAACCTCATGAATAATGCTTGGGAATAGCATTGGTTTGATTTCATTGTTCCTATACTTTGCTACTATTTTATGTGGGAAAGTAGTTATATCAAAAACTACAAATGCAGAGTAGTCATTACCAACTCCTCTGGCAACATCCACAGTTATTACATAATCCCTATCTTCTTTTGATTCTTCATACACATCCAATCCTTTATTTTGTTTGATTGGTTTATCATAAACTAAACTTTTCAATTTACTTGGAGCAATTAGAGTATCTACTGATCCTAAAAATTCGCACTCAAATTCAACTTTGAATTGCTGTTCTGATGTGTTGGAGATTGTTTGTGCTTTCCACTTATCATCCCTTCCAGGAACTTCACTCCAATGAACATCAGTAGGGACATATTCATTCATCCCCCTCTCAGCATCATGCCACATCCTATAGAAATGATTCATTCCATGAGGAGTGGAAACAATAATTACCTTTGTGCTTTGACCAGAAGATATAGTAGGATAAACAGAGGCAAAGAATTGGTCTGCAATATGGTTTGGAATAAATGCAAACTCATCGAGGAAGATGATATTATAGGATCCACCTCTGACAGCAGATGCAGATGTAGAAGCAGCCAATATCTTTGATCCATTTTCCAACTCCATAGATCCTTTGTTCCAAGCAAGTATACCTTGCTGTAACCACTTTGGTAGGTTTTCATATGCAGTTTGTAATCTTGATAACAAGTCTCTAGCAGTAGATGCTTTGTTGGCAAGAATAGCAATATTTACATTATCATTAAAAATTGCATAGTGGAGCAAATAGGAAACAACAGTTGTAGATTTGCCTGTCTGTCTAGGCATCTTACAAATGTTGAATCTATTGTTATGGAAATTACTAATTAATTTCTCTTGAAAATGGTATGGTTTGAATAATTGTAAACCATGATCCAGGGTAACAATCTGGACATAATTTTTTGCAAAATAAACTGGATCATTCTTACATTTGACAAATTCTAAAATCTGCTCTTCTGTAAACTGAATAGGTGTATTGGCTTTCTTTAGAAGAGGATTACCAAGATAAACATTATCACTCATAATTTATCAGCAATTCCAAGCTCTTAATGATTTATTGATTCTTGAATCTGGATCTCTAGCAGTCTTAGCAGAAGTTAATTTTGCTTTCATGCCCTTCATTCTGGCACAAAATGACGCCCTGCGGGGATTTCCAACCTTCTTTGAAGGTGCCTTAAGGTCGCTTCCAGGATTCTCCCTTTCATAGGATTTTCTTCCTTTCTCATTGAGACCACCTGAAGCACTTTTCCCCTCTTTACGTTGCCAAGCAGCAACTTCAGTCATAAACTCAGAGTATGTTTTTCCTTCAGATACCTCTTCATCACTAGACATATATTCTGCTGCAGTATCAATAAAATCTGCTGCTCTAGTAATTTTTGATTGTACCCAAGCTGGCAATTGTTGATCTGGTTTCTTAATTAGTCTTCTTAGAATACTAACTGATCTTTCAATTTGATCAAATTCAATTTTTGCCATATATCCTTCATCATCTTTCTTCTTCCCACTAGAAATTTCTTTATGATCTTCCTGAATCTTTGATTCATTTGTGGGATGAATTTTTGCAATGGTATATCTGTCCCACATTGATGGTCCCCAAGAACACTCTTCTCTATGTTCGTTCTTTCTACAAAGAAGGCAATATTTAGTATCTTCTTTGTATTGCTTTTCTGCAGTAGTTTCTTCTTTCATAGGACCTTTCTTTTCCACTTTCTTAAGTCTTGTATAGTAATCTGGAAGTTCATCTACATGCTGCAATGCTGTAATTCTAGCATCCCCTTTGCTTGTAGTGTGCTCTCCCTCAACTTTAGTTCCAATTTTTACCTGCTTCATAATTTTATCCAAAGAAACTTTATGCTTTTTTGCAAGTTCCTCTGGTGATTTATATGCCTTAACAGGACCTTTTGGATCTTTCATCCTATTGATTATACTATTCTTCGTTATTATTTAGTAATCCTTGCTTTAGGAGTTTGGATAATTCTGCAGTAGAACCTACAAACAAAGCATTATTAACAGTTGTTGGACCATTTTTCTGAGGAGCATCTAAATCTTTCATCTTCTTTTGAAGATCCAATAATTTATCTGTCACATCCCCCACAGATTTAATTAGTTGACCTGCAACTTCATATGCTCTTGGATGATTTGAACTATCTGCTACTTCTAGAATTCCATCAATAGCTTGCTGACCTTTTTCTATAAGGTTATAAAGTTGCCCTCTACTATATTCATAATCCTTTTGGGGATCATTTGGAACTGGTTTAGATTCAATTTCCACTGGATCTGCAGGAACCAATTTTGTTTCTATGTCTAGAGCCTGTTCAATTTCTTTAAAGTTTTTATCATTCATAATCAAATATCTACATCAGTTCCTTGTGAATTGCTATATGTCTTAAAGTCTTGGAAATCTACTATTTCGTCATTGAACCCAAAGTCATCTCCAAATGGAATCAATTCATCATCAGTAGAATCTATGACACCATCACCATTATAGTCTTGAAGTGCTTTAGGTGTAACTGTATATCTGACTTCCCTCTTAGCATTGATAATTGCATTTGTTGCATAATCAACCTGAACTTTCTTAATGAGACCTTGACTATCTTCAGGAACTTCATTAAAGAGATAAGTTTTTGCAGTAAAATTCAAAGTATAATACAGCAACCTTCTGGAATTGAAATTATCCTCATAATCATCTCTAAATCCAATTCTATTCAAAACAATAGGGATATCTCTTTTTTCTCCAATTTCAGGGACAAGATTTACTGTTACATTAAATGATGGTTGAAAATATGGAAGTATTTGCTCTACAATCTGCAAAACATCATCTTGAAGTTTCCCCAAAATATTGAGTTCAAACCCAATATTATAAGGAACTGGCATAAAAACTTTATTTACTGCCTTCCCATCTTCAACTTTAGATGCTTTAAAAGTTTGTATTACTGAACCTTTTCTGGTTGGGTCATAATCAATAGAAGTCATTTCAAATGACATTCTTGGAAGAGTCAAAGCAATTTTTCTATCTCCACTTGCATTTTGCTCAACTCTTGCTAAAAACTTTTGAATGGGTCCATATGCAAGGGGAACTTTTAATATAGACACCGGATTATCATTGTTATCATTGTGTCTAATTTGAATATTATTAAATAGAGTTCCAAAAGCAACTACAGTTTTACTTATGGTTTTGTGGTAGAAATAATTGCCAAGCATATTAAAAACAATTATGATATCTTATTATTTAGATTAAACTTCACCAAATGGGTTTATTTCAGTAAAATCTATAATATCATCTGCCTCTTGTTGAATTTCATCAGCATCATCATATGCATCATCCAATTTATAAGTATCATAGGATAATATTCTATAAGTTGCACTAGAATTTTCGCCAACTATCAAATCTCCCACAACAAAATCAGTTCCCATTCCAGAAACTTTAAGTGTCTTAGTTGCCTCATCCCAATATTTAACAATTCCTACTGCATTTGATATTGAACCAGTTACTTCTTCGCCAAAGATAAAATTGCCTTCAGATACAGAAGATCCTGCAGAAATTGTAATTGTTGGAGGTTGTGTATATCCATAACCAGCATTAGTAATTCTAATGGTGGATATAGTTCCTGCAGTACTTATAAATGCCTGAGCAGTAGCTGTTATACCTCCTCCAACTGGAGATGAGAATGTTACTGATGGAACAGTTGTATATCCTTGTCCAGCATATGTTAGTGTTACTATCCCAATACTACCTGCAGTTGCAATGCCAACTATCGCCTTAGCACCAGATCCTCCTCCACCACTAAATGTGACTGTAGGAGGATTCAGAGGATTATATCCACTTCCAGCATCTTCAATTAAAATTCTTTCAATACTATATCCAGAAGTTAATCTTCTAGAACTAGTTAAAACTCCAACAAAAGATGGTTTTGTTGAAGAAATTCCAGAAACACTGATTCTTGGAGCAGATGTGTATCTAGAACCATTGTTTATCATTTGAACATACTGAACACCACCAGTGACAATTCCAGTATATGCTGTTGCAGTTGCTCCCAATCCTGCAACCTTAATTACTGCACCATATCCAAGATCTTTAAAGTTGTCATCAAGATCAAGAATTCCTGTTGAAATATCCTCATCTTCATATTCAAACAGTTCACATTTCAGTTCATAAACATAATTCTTTTGAAGTTGGAAAAATGGCTTTCTATTTTCAACATACTTAATTTCCATCACACTGTCAGACAGTGGGATATAAAGTAAGTCCCCCTCATTAGGTCTTTTTGTTTGAGGAACATCTGGTATTGCTTTTACCAATTCTGCAATATAAAGTTCAAATCTTTCTTTAGAAATGACTAATGACATTTCATCAGAAATTCTAATTCCAAACTTAGATAGTGCTATACTATTATTATCAAATCCTTCATAGTTTACTAAATATGCTTCTATTGGAAAGGCATGATTGAACTTAGAGAACAAAACTTCTCTAATTACTTTTCCTTTGGTTATGTATTGTCTTGGCATATAGTAAACTTCTATGCCATACATTCTCAACTGCTCGTTGATTAGGTCTTGAACAAGACCTTGTTCAGAACTAGTTCCTTGTATGAAAAATGGATTTAACATATTATCCTATCATATCAAATGGGGCAGTTTCATACTCAGACATCATTCTTTGTCTTATATCTTCTAATTCTTTTACTGCATCATCATATATTTGTCTTCCGTTGAGTTCAACACCACCAGGAAGTTTAACTCCATTAAATTTGATTAAATTTTGACCCCACTGTTTTTTAATCAATGATGTTAGATACATTTTTAAGAATGAATCATTATATACTTTAGTAAAATCTGTTGGATCTAAAATTCTATAGCATTCCATAATCAAATATTGATCTTCCTTCAGGGTATCCCAACTCATGTCTAAGTATAATCTATTTTGCCTCTTATTAAATCTTATTTGCCTCTGAGGGTTTACTATCCAATCAATATCTTCCAGGTATCTTTTGGTTACAAAATAATTTAAGAGTTCTGTAGAGCTAAACCAGTAAATATCATTTAAGAACAACTGATAATTTACATTGAATAAATTGGATGTAATAGTTCTATTATCTAATTTAAATACTCTTTCTATTCCAATCACAGCATCTGGAACTGGAATATAATTTGAGTTTTCTTCCCACCCAAATGTTCCAATTCCAGATGTAGCATATGTAGTCACTATCCCTACAGACTTATCTCCACCTCTTGCTCTTCCTCTATCAATGTCTTCCTGTGTAATTTTATATTTCAGGAACATTTTTTCTACACCATCAAAATGCCTTTCATTAAAATATTGAAGGGCATCATCTAATCTATCATCAAGTTGTTCCTGAGCAACATTAATTTCCAATACAGGAGCACCAAGTTGCCTTAAGCAATAATCAATTAATTCTTGTCTTGATGCTGGTTTTGCCATTATTCTAATATTTTTTAATTATTTATTCTGGTGACAAAAGATCCAATTTTTGCATAGTTTCTTCAAGACCTAAGTATAATTTTACATAGCATTTGCAAAGGTTTCTCATTAAATCTATGTTAGTGCAAGTATCAAGTTCTCTTGAAATCTTTTCAAATTCGAATAATTTAGACACTGATTCGAGTTTAAAATCTTCATGATCCATTAGTCAATTTCCTCAATAGTTGTTTGATGTCATCCATAGATGATTTTAGTTCAGATAAATCTTCTTCCATCTTTTTTATTTGATGTTTTTGAGAAGATATTTTTTGTTTGGTTCTAATATAATTGTTGTACTCAGTTGAGTCTGTATTCAATATAGCATTAGTTTTGCTATCTCTGATTAAATTTGGAAAATTTTCAACTTTACTAAAATCATCTATCATAATAAAGCAATTCCTCTAAGGTTTCTAATCAAAGGAGATTCTGTTTGATTTGTGCTACTTCCAACAATCTTTAATTTAAATCCAGTAAAATCTGGAAGATTATCAATGGTGAATTCATGTTCTATGAATTCATTTTTGTTGCTGAATCTAACATTAGAATCTGGTCTTCCATCATTATTGTCAGGATCTATGACATTTCCACTTGCATCTAGATTTTTGTAACCTGGGAACAATTCCCAAAGCTTGTCTTCATCTGTAACATCATTTCTATAAATCTTATATAAAACTCTAATGTCAGTATCCTTTGGTTTATATGCATCAAATATAACTTTTAATGAATTTGCAGATTGAACCAAATTAATTCTTTCTGTCACATGAATAAATGTATGTGGATCATCTGTGTTTGAACTTACTGAATTATTAGTTGAATAGTTATTTAAATTTATTGGTCTGTCAATTCTATAAGCAGTTGTCTTAACAGAAATCTCTTCAAGGTCAATGATTGGAGAAATATTTTCATTATTTGTAGACAATGTTAAATCTACTGTTATAGATTTTTTGCCTGGCCATGTAGTGAATGTTAAGAAGAACTCTTCATTTGGCTCTGATGCTATCATTCTAAGATTTTCAAATGTTGTTGGATTTGAAATATCTAAATTAGAATATCCAGTATTAGCAAAAGCAGACTCACTTCCACTAGCACTAGTTCCTCTCATGGTTCTAATTGTAGCATCAACATTGGTTCCATCTGGAACTAATATAGATTCATTGATAAGTTCAATAGAGTTGAATAATTTATTTCTAGTTGCATATACCTCAGATCCACCTCCAGCAGCAATAGTTGCATTGAAGGTAGTTGTCACTCCAACATAATAAGAATCTATTTCTACAGGATAATCTGAAGAAATTGTGTGCTGCTTATTAATTTTTCTTAAAGATACACCATTGTATTCATACTTATAAACGAATCCATTTGTAGAGTGATCAGCAGCAAAAGTTCCTTCAATTTCTCTGGTTATTCCTCTTAATTCATTGGAAACTACTTCAGTATATTCAATAATTTCATCATCAATAATGACATATCCTGGATAAGAAACAGAAACTGCAGTATTTTCAAAAGTTGTAAAGTTAGAAGCATCATTCAATATAATAGCAGATGTTGAATCTGAATTATAATCTACTGCTAATTTTGCTGGAGGAGTATCGGATTCTACTCCCACAATCTTAACCTTACAATTTGGGGAATACATTCCATGATCAGGATGGAAAACTTTCATATAATTTCCATCATTTGGAGCAGAACCTCCTGTAGTAACACCAATTGGATTATTTGGAAGTTGATTGTCCTCATCTAAAATATTAGTTCTTGTGCTGTATAATTTTATAGTTCCATCATCTGTACTAAATTTGCAGATGTTAATATTGAACTTCAGGTCATCTGTTTGAGCTGCTACCCAAGTTGTATTGTTTTGTGATCTAAATAAGGATCCCAAAGATGGTTGCTTGGATATAATTATTTTACCAACTTCTGGTTCATTTACTGTAGTTATTTCAGTTTCGCCAACTCTTGATATCCAAGCTTCATAATCTGCAGAATCTGAAACTAAGACAATAGCATACTCATTATTTCCTTCCAGTCTTGTTAAGGAATCAAATGTAAATGTGGTTGCGACAGTTCCATCCTCACTGATATTAATATCACTTAATTTCTTAGTAGATTCTAATCCTCTAATAATTTTATCTGCTCCACCTGGATATCCATTAACAACTTCTCTAATTTGTAAAGAAACTGGAACTTTCTTGCTAACACCTTCTAGAGGTTTATTTTTAAAATACACATCTATTGATGATATGAAAATGCCTTCCTCTTCTTTAACAAAGAATGTTTGTGCAATTGGATCATAATAATTTTTGGGCACTTTGCCTGAGAATTGTCCTTTGGAGGTATAATTTGCAGATGCTGAACTTTCTGGAGTAATTTCTGAAGAAAATTCTGCCAATTCAACTTCTACAGTTCCAGTTTTAAATTTAGTTGTAAATTTCCTTGGATCTGGAATGAAAATACTTGCAAGTAAAGTTCCATTAGAATCACTAATCAATCTTAACTTACTTACTTGTGTAGTTGCTTTACTTGTTAAACCTACAAGTTTTGATCCTCTTTTAACATTTCCAAAGAAATCACTTGCTCCTGGCAACTTCAATGAATCAATATCCACATTCAGAACTGTTGAGTTTCTAGTGTACTCTTCTGGTAATGTAGTTTCTACATCATAAGGATTTTCACTATATGTTTCCTTTGGATCATTGTACTTTCCAAATTTGTGGTTGGGTGAACAAAGTCTAAATCTTCCAATTTCCTTTGATGTATTTTCTGCATCATATACAACTACAGTCTCTCCTACTTCAAACTTTTTGTTTGGAGTATTAATTTCTAAAAGTTTGGGGAAGCAAAAACTTTCATTTCCATTAACACTATAATTTCTAGAAATTTCTATACTATCAAAAAGAAGTTTAAATCTTGTATTTGGTTTTAATCTAAATGCATTAACCTCAACATTTCTAGATCTCATGTATGTAGTTTGATCACTAGATTGTCCAGAGGAAGATGTCTTTTTGAACTTAAGTTCCCAATCATCTCTTTGAGGTTTTAGTTTTAATACACCACTCCAGGACACATCATTGAATGGATTAATACTAGTTGATCTGCTAGCAAAAGGTTGACTAATATAAGAACTAGTTGAGTAATCTAATGATAATGAATTGCCTGTTACCTTTATGTTAACTAAACTAGTGTCAGTTAAATCTGATTCAAGATCCTCAATAGATCTAGTTTGGTTGATTCTATAAGGTGAAAGGGCAGTTCTATCTGAAAATGTAGTTGCAGAAAGAGTGTTATTTTTTCTTTCTGCACTGTAAATTGGAGACTGTCTATCACTCAGACTATTAGTGCTAAAATTATCTACAAAAAATCCTGATTTGAATCTATTAAGACCATCAGCATCTTCAATAGTTAAATTTTTAGTATTTAATTCTAACAAACTCAATGAAGTATAATATTCTAAAGTATCAACTCTAGATTCAAGATCTCTCAAATCTGTCATTGTATATCTCTTTCCATCAGTCAAGACAATTTCTATATCTTGATCTATATCATAAACATAGGGCTTAGAATAAATTGTTGCTATATCTAATACTTCTTTGGATATCTTGGGTGCTTTTGGATTTTCACTTGGTTTTCCATACTTAATATCCATCACACCATTCTTATTCAACTTCAGTTTATCAACTCTTCCCAAATAAAAATCATATTGCAATAATGTGTTTTTATTTGGTGCCATTATTTGAGTAGCATTACCTCCAGTGGTATTGAAATCTCTGGAGTAAAACTCAAATGGACTTAATGTAGACAGTGTGTAATTTGTTACTCTAGGTCTAACATCAACTATGTCAGTATTTCTAACTTTATTGAAAATTGGTACTAATTTTCTATCAACTACTCCATCATAACTATTGGCAGTAATTACATCTCCACCATCAGTGGATTCAAAAGAAAAATAATCAAAAATAATTTTTAATCTTCTTGATGGTTCTCTACCTCCAATTCTTACTATTCTAGCAATATCATAATAACCTTTTCTTTGACCATTATCTAATCTAAATCTATCAATTATATTTTTGTCTCCTCTTTCAGAGAAAGAAACTTCTGCAGTGTATCCACTTTCTTGGAATGTTACAATTTCCCCTTCTGCAAATCTGTTTCTGGACTGATATATAATTGAAATTTGTGAAGAAGACTTCTCTTCTGCAACAATAGCAACTGCCTTTGAATCATTTCCTACAACAAGTTCTCCAATAATTAAATCAGAAGTTACTGAATTTAAACTATTTAAATTAGTTAAAGTTAAGTATGGAAGTTGTGGGTCAGAATTTCCTGAAGACTCAAATACACCATGTAATTGAATAGCATCAGGAACATTTAAACTAATTTCCATATCTTCAATTCTAGTTCCATATGGCTTCTGATAAGTCACACTAGAATTCTTTGGAGTGGAATATTTTGTGAATGAAACTATTCCAGAGGAACATCTATTTAACTTCTTAGTTTTAGATGTAATATTTCCTTTAATTTGTGTTGTAATTATTGTAGTCCTTGTGGCATCGTTACTTAACCCAGTAATGGTCAGATTTTTAAATCCATTTGAAAATTCAAATTGAGACTCTGAAAGACTTTGATGAGTTCCATCTTCATTAACTACCAAATAATCCTCTTCATCAAATGGAACATATACATAATCAGCACTAAGAGTTGGTAAAGTAACAGAAGTTCCACTTCTATTCACAAAATATTGTCTCTTAACATATAGATTTGAGTTCTCAGTATCTACATATGCAATATTCTCATCTCTAAGTTGAGAATATAATGTGGAGTTCTTATCTGGATTGACACTAATATTTGGTCTTAATAATTTAATATTTTCTTTAGAATAAGTTGTTCCAATACCACCTATGTTACCATCGCAAACATTATTTACTGTAGAGACTCCAACAACGCTAACCCTAGTTCTTTGGTTATTGAATCCTACAACAGTAGAAAAGACTGGCAGGGTATTATCTGGTGTTGTCAGTTCAATAATATCTCCAACTACTACATCTCCACCCCAAGCAGCACCATCATCGCTTGTTACACTTCCTACCCCAACACCACCTATATCTTGAACTTTAATGGTAAATGGTCCTGATATTTTTTTAGTTCTATTTAATGCAGTATCACATCCAAATCCAACATCAGATGAGTAGATAGATTTAATATCATTAACAGAATAATCTCTTATTGTTAAGATTTGGGGATTAGCAGAAATTCCATCTACAGATAAAGTTTCTCCAATTACAAATTTTCCTGTAACTTGATATAGAGTTACATTAGCACCAGCCTTAATTCTAACGAATCCAGTTGCCCCACTACTCTCACCTCTGACATGAGAACCAACTGACATAGCTCCTATAGAACTTTGTAGGGTTATAGTAGTGTAAGTTTGGATATCAAATAAAGTAATATTAAACTCACTTGACTCATTTTCATATGAATTATTATGAGGTTCAAAATCATAAACTCTTGCATTTCCAATTACAGTTCCTACTCCAACTCCAGCCTCTAATCTTTGGAGATGCAACTGTACTGTGTATGAAGTTGTTAATCCTAATTTTGGAGATCCTGAAACATTATTAACTCTTATTGGGGATCCTCCATAAAATGCACTGGAAGAAAAATTAGTTGTTTTTGTTGTCCTTGGTTTTTCATATTCTAAAACAACATTACCAGTGGATATTTCATACCCCTTCACATAAGCTTTTCCAGGATTGACTTTAATTATAGCTAAATCATCTGAAGGTGTTTCTCCCTTTGGAGTTTTTTGTCCTGGGTAGTAAATTCCATCATTCCCCAAATAATCATTGAGGGATTCTTCTGCAGTAACCTTAAATGGATTTACATAATAATTTCCAGACTCATCATATGTTCTTCTTGCTAAGATATCTACTATGCTGCTGAAAGGATCTGTTCTTCCTAATTCAGTTAATGCCCCATCATTAACTCTGAAGATTTCAATAAAATTGTCATCATTTAAATCATCTAAAGATTTTTTGATTAGATTAATTTCTATTTTTAATCTATCTGCTCCAGGAGCTGCATAGTTAGAAAATCCCTGAGCATTATCATTTAAAGATGAATCTTCATTAGAGTCTACAAGACTCTCAGTTATTTCTAAACCAACTCTATAAGATGGAGTATTTGTATACTGATCTAAAATGATCAATTGGGAATCATAATTAATAAAAAATCCTCTTATGAAATAAACTCCATCCAAAAGTTTTGTAGCAGATCCTGTAAAAGTAGGTTCTCCAGAAACTGGTGAGTATACTTTTGCTACTGGACTTAATCTGGGTAAAACAGTCTCTCCAATTTTGAGAGAACTTGTAATTAAAAGATCCTCTCCAGATTTAAATCTAGAACTTACATTATTTTCATCTTCTGGAAGATCTTTGTCATCTGAAGATGATTTATAATTTATGTATAATGTGGTAGTATTTTTCTCAGAGTCTCCTCTAGATAATACTTTTACTACCTCTGCATGAACACCAGATCTTTTGCCTTTTAACTCAACCCCAACAAGATTATTATAATAATCTTCAACATCTATACCATTATAAGTACTTTCTAATTGAACGCATTCAAAATTAGAGATGTATTTATATCCACCCCCATTTACTGCTATTGTATTGGAATAAACAGTTTTTCCAAAAGTTTCTATTTGGTTCTGTAAAGTAGACTGTAAGTTTGTTAACTCTCTAGTCTGTACTGTAACCCCAGGTTTAAATAAAATCTTATAGTAATCATCATTAGGGTCAAAATCTGCAAAATATGGACTTTTGTTGAGATTAGTATTCTGAGGCATTTTAGAACTCTATAATGATTTTAATGTCTTCTCTTTGCTGCGATTGTCTGGTAACAGAAACTCTGTTATCTACATAAACAATCTCACCACTCTTTATATTTATGTCTGGTGTTGATATTCCATTGGTAAATGTTTGTCCCAAGAAAATTTCACCAACTTGACTTCCATCATAGCTGGTATCTACAAAATAAGTATTGGAATCAATAACTATTTCTGATCCATCAAAGTCTGCATATCTATAAGTTTGGGATGTTGTTAAACCTGAACTATTTACATAATATGGGTCAAATGTCTTAGTGATTGTTCCTGAACTATAAGTGTCCACATACCACTCTCTAGGTTTTGTGTACTTAATTACACAGGAAGTTCCCAATGAAACCACACTAACTAAACTTCCAATAGCACCAGTGCTTGCTTGAGATATTTTTGAATCCTCAATTTCGGAACTTGCATCTGTGGTTAATTTAAGAGCAAACACACCAGATCCAGTATTATTGGTAAATGTGGAGGATCCTGCATAATCCTTTATATCTCTTATTATTCCAACTCTAGAGAATTGATTTCCTTCTATGAAGTCTGGATCAGAAAGAGTATTTTCAATTCTGGAATAAACTAAAACCTTATTGCAATTTAATTCTTTATAAACATTTCTACCATGTCCACCGGGAGGAGGAATAATTACATTGAAAACTGATTTTTCTGAAATTGGAGAAACTACAGAATCTAAATCCAATGTAGCAAAAGTATATCCAGATCCTCCAGAAGTTACAGTTACTTTTATTGGTTTTAATTCATCATCAAATTCTACTGAAGCCTCTCCCCCAACACCATCTCCAATAATTTGAATATTAGTCAATAAATTTGTACTTACTGCATATGAAGTTGAAGATTCTACTAAAATTGTTTCTATCTTTCCATCTACTGAAGCATCTTTAATTCTTCTAATTTCCTCAGTATTAAAATTGTCATTGTCCCAATAATTTGGAACTGAAATATAATCAGTAGAATCAAATTTTATAAACTCTGCTGGTGTTATAGTATATAAGTACTTCCAAATATATCCATCATCTTCCACTTCTGGTGATTCTGATGTATGTACAGGTTCATTAACTGATGCTACCCCCAAATTAAGATTTGATGGGGATGCACCATTATTAATACAAATATAAACTCTATACTCACTGTTCATTACATAATATCTACTATCAGCAAGAGATGTAAAATTTGTATTTGGAGTCAGATTATATCTACTATAATCATGTCTATACATATCATATTTTGTTCCAGTCTTCCAAACAATTTTAGGAATGACCCTAATAATGTCTGTTGAAGAAATTTTCTTGACCCCAAGGATTGTATTTTTATAAGAATCCAAATAATTAGAATTATCTACTGGATCTGGAGTATTGGTATTCCAGTCACTTTGATAATCACTAGAATTAGACAATCCAATAAAGGTGTAATAATTTTCATTAGTTACCACATCATTAATGAAATTTGTACAATTCCTTATCTTTAAATTTTCAGTTATAATTGCTGACATTTTCTATGGACAGTTTTAAGTTATTTATGATAGCAATTATGCCCAACTATTATTAGTTGCATCAAAAACATATCTCCAAATCTTCACTGTTTCAATTCCAACTATGGTTGGATCATATGTAGATATTCCAACATAAGATGAACCTATAGAAACTATACTTATTCCATATCCAATTGTGCTAGATTCTATGTAATCCCCAATAGAAATGCCAATTCCTATAGTGGTGTTTATTCCTACAGTGGATACTCCAGTAAATGTTGCTGTAGTTTGACCAATTCCAGTATAAATTCCAGCAGTTGCCTTGTACAAGTTTCTAGATTTTGAAACATAATTTCCTGAAATGATCAAATCATTCTTTTGAGGAGTCCAATTGATAGATCTGAGTTGTCCTGAATCATCAGACAAACCTCTTCCATTAAATAATTCAGTTTTAAATGAATCTGAAGTTAAAATTTCCTTTACTGTTCTTGAAGATTGCCTTAAAGGAGATGTTTCATACAAATCTTTAGGAATTAATACAGTATCTCCTACTTTAAAGTTAGTATTTGGAGAAACTTCTTCTGTATCTGGATTATATCCTGCATAGAAGTAAACTTTCACAGTGCTTTTTTCTAAAAGTCCTTCAGAATTTAATTTTGCAGGAGGTGCCTCAGTGAAAGTAATTTGTGAACCTCCATTAAATTTGTAGGATTTCCCTGGTATTTGCAATACATCATTCACAAATATTAATAAAACATAACTTAAGTCTATCTCAGAATCATCTGCTGCTTGAATACTAATTGTTTGAGAAACTGAATCTATAGTTTCTTTTAATGTAAATGTTTTTCTTGTTCCAGTTACAAATGGAGTGAGATCATCAAGTTTTCTAAGAATTCCTATATTCCAAGCAGAAAAACTATCTTTTGTAACTTCGCTGATGAATATTTTTGCCCTATCACCAGAAGACTGTGTGGATATTCCTAATGTATTGGGAATTGTTAAAGTTTCTCCAGATGTGTATCCATATCCTGGATTTGTAAATTTGAAGTTTTTAATAACTCCATCTTCTCCCACATTAAAAGAAACTGAAGCACCAATTCCCAATGTAGATCCTGATACAGGTACATTTTCATATGGGAATGGGGGATCTATCCTAACAGAAATTGCTTGTGATGGAGAATATGTTCCCTCAGGAACATTAGTAACTATAGTCACAGAAGTAACTATTCCTGAAGATACATTTGCAACTCCTAATGCAGAAGATCTTTCTCCGTCCTCATCTTCAAAGTAAACATAATAAGTAGAAATTCCACTTCTATATCCAGATCCTCCAGTAATAATGCCAACAGTATTGATTGTTCCTTCTGGGGTTATTCCACAATTAGCTGAAGCAGATCTTAAAGGTTGATAATTTATTCCAGAAGATAATGCATATCCTACTATTACACCTCCTCTAGGATATCCACTAATATTTGTGTCATAGGATTTTGAAGTAAGTATTCCAGTTTCATTATTTCCTATAAATGAAATACTAGTAATCCCACTGACAGAATCCTCTTCAAAAATAAATGATTCATCAAATTCAGGATATTGAAAAATATTATTAATTAATACTATTCCATTATCAGATTTAATACCAACAGTATTAATGCCAGATGAAGTTAATGTAAATGAACTGCTGATTCCATTAAATTGCTGAGAAACATCATCAAATACTAAATTTCCATCATAATTTGACTTTAAAAATACTCTTCCATGGAAAGAACTGTTATCTATAGGAAGAACCTGTACTAAATCAATTGGAGAAACTGGACCACCATCTAAAGCTGGAGTTGAAAATACTAAACTTATTCCATTGATTGCATTTGAATATGAATTTGCAAAACTATAGTTATTTGTATAGTTTTTTATAAGAAAGTAAGATTTGTTATTCTCCAGTCCATTGGGAGGATTTACTGAGTATAGTATAACCTGAGATCCAGTATCTAACTTTGAAGTAAATAACTCAAATGAATTTGTACCATAATTTAAACTATTTGTTTCTAATCTTGCAGTAAATTCTACCCCTTCTAATGGAGCACTTGTGAAATATATTTTATCCTTCTCAATATTGTAGTTGCCCTCCATAATATATGCAGTTTGTACTCCTACAATTTGGGCATTTGGAGTTCCTAAGAAATTTTCATTTCTATAAAGATTGATATCATATCCATCTGGAGAGGTATTATAAGTATAATCTATAGAAGTAACTCTAGAAAGTTCTTCATTTATCTTTAGAATAGTTCCTAATTTAATATTGTCTATAGAATTTATTCTAATTTTTGTGCTATTATTATCAAATACTGAGGTTATACCAACGCTAGATCCTACTGAAACTGGTGATTGAATTACATTATCTATAGAAATTAAACATTTTGCATTTTGCTTATCACAAGTAAATGTATGGGGAGATTCTGTTCCCAGAGAAGTTATATCCACATAAGAATTTTCAAGAGCCAATGATGATGCTAATGCTACTCTAATTCTATCTTTATCTACAACTATTGGATATACTGTGGAAGGCAACTGTGATATAGTTCCATTAGCACCAGGACTAAGAGTACTGATGCCTATTCTTGATCCCAAATCTGGAATTGAATAAGTTAACTTTTCTCCAGTCTTAAAAAAGTGATTTGGTATTTTAATAGTATCATTGTCAACATCAATTATAAGATTGTTTGTGGCATCAAATTCCTTATGGAAAATGGGAGCACTTTGATGTCTTAATGGAAAACTAGTTCTACCAAATACATTTGGTATATAAACTGTATCTATTGTTGCCATTTTTTAAATTTGTGCTGATGAAATGTTTTTCTCAAAGAATTTAATTACATAATCTGCATTTTCACTTGGTGTAAATGAAACTACATATTCATCATTAAGTGAATCATATGAAGTTACAAAATTAATATCATCTACATCTCCAAGATGACCATAAGTAATATCCTTCATATAAGAATCTGCAAAATAATGAATCATATCAACAGAAACTATTGATTTTGTAGTTGTTACTCCAACTGTTTTCTCAATTAATGCAACATATTTTGATGCTGAATAATATGAAGAGAATCTTGAGATTTCTTGATCAGATAATGCAGTTCCTGTAAAAGTTACTATATCACTATTTAATCTAGTAAAATCTGCCTCTTGCTCTTGGGGGTTTATTGTTGTATTATGAATGAAATTCATATTTGTGTAAACAATTACCTCAGTGTCTGGAATACCATCATAAGTTACTATCAAATTGGATCCAGATGTACTAATTCCAATTGATCCTAATCCTACAATAATATTTTCAGTGTAGGTATTTTTTGATACTATTCCATTATCATATAAGAATGTCATTTCTTTATAATCTTTTATAGAACCTGAAGTTTCAGCAATTCCTACAAATAAAGTTCCTCCAGATACAGATGAAGTTGGAACACTATAGATTGTTTTTTGTGTTGGTGTTTCTTGAGCAGCATATGTTGTAGTGAGACCAACATTTCTATTATTACCATAATAATTTGTAGTTATTCCACTCAGGTTAAAGTCTTCTCTAATTGCTCTGACCAAGTAACTGACAGATCCTATCTTAGGCAGGAAAGATACTATAATAGAATCATTTGAATCAACTTCTCCTAATATAGTTCCCATATCATTATCATCATCAACCGCATAAGTTGTTATGCTTACATTATCACCATCTTTAGTGACAAATGCTTCAAAGAACATAGGATATTGATAATTTCCTAAGAATGTTGCAGAAGACTGAACAAAGAATACATACTTTGCTCCATAAACTGGAACAGTATCTACTGGGAAAGGAATTACTGGATTATCAGTATCAAATAAATTTGAAATATCATCTATAGAAAGAACTCTATTGTCTTTTGAAAGTATGTAATCTGAAATAATTTTAGAATTTAAATTGATAATATCTGAAGCAGATCCATTGTAGTCATCTACATTTTCAGTACATAAATCAAAATCATATTTTGTGTTAACATCAGCATAAGATGAAAGTGATATGTTAGTTACAGAACTATCTACTGGAGTGTATTGTGATGGTTGATCTTGTTTAGACTCAATCACCATATTTCCAAAAAGTTTAAATCCTGCAATGTGAGCTACTTCATATGCAATAGATTCCCAATCACTCATTTGAACTTTGCTCTTTAGTGCATAAGAGAAAAGTTGATAGTAATCATTGTCTTGAAGTTTTTGTAAAATTTCTGATGTATTTCCTCTATTGGATTTCCATCCAATTTCAGTAGATACACTAGTTTTTGCATTAAATGTAGATGAGTAAGTTTCTATTCTCTTAACTGTTCCTTTTGAGTTGCTAATTTTTCCTTTAATTACTTCCTCTAATTCAATTTGATCAGAATTTGATACTTTTATGTTAGTTTGGATAGGGGCATTTTTTGGATTATCCAGTACAGAAGCATTTTTATCTTTTATTTTTTCACTGGGTAAAAATACATTTTTGCCCAAAGATACTGTAACATTAGGAATATCTTTAGATCTAACTAAAGATCCTGAAGAACTGTAAGATCCTGGATCATAATCAATAGAATAACTCACTGTTGCTGCATCTTTGGACCCATAAGCAGTGTTAACTCCAACTACAGTAAAATACTCATAATCATTTGCAGAACAGTTGTAACCATCATATAATGATGTTGTGGCACCCACTGTCTTAATTGAAACTACATCTTCAACAAAAATTTTATCACCTACTTTAATTCTAAGTGGATTTGATGTGGTAAATCCTGTAGATGGTGTCTTTAATGTCAAAGTTGCAGCATCTGTCCCAGAATTATAAGAAGCATTAATTATATCAATTCCATTGGTATTGTTTAAAAATACTATTTTAGTGTCTGTAGACTCTAATCCATATCCAGGACTAGTAACCACTATATCTTGAACTGATCCATTTTTAATCTGTGATACAGCACTAAAACTGTCTATTAATTTCCCTTTATTCTTACTATACAGGGAAATGGTTGGAGACTGCAGGTATCCTGCTCCTCCAGAGGAAATTGATATTCCACTAACTGTATAATTATCATATACAAATAAATTAGAGTATAATGATGAATATGGTTTTAAAGTTTTGTCTGTAGGTAAAATAAATTGATTATTAATAATCTTAGACTTTTGAATTTTTCCAATTCTGTTGCTTAAAGGAATAATATCTGCATTTTCTCCAGAATCACTTAATATTTCTACAGATGGAAGTTTTTCATAATCTTTTCCTTTAGACAATAAAGAAGCCTTGCTTATTGGTCCAAAATATGTTGTAGAAGAAGTAACAAAATAATTTAATTCTGATGTAGTAGAACCATATGAGGATCTTTCAGGAGTTCCTGGATAATTGATAATAAAATTTCTGTTTGTATGAGTTGTAATTCCTAAAACTTTATTTGAATAGAAACTTTCATCTATAATTATAGTATTATTTCTACTGACTGTAGAATCTATAAAGATATCTTCAATATCTGAAGTTAAATTATAATAAAGTATTTTTGGAGTATTGTCTGAAATAGTTAATGTGAGAGAATTTGAATCCTTCACTACTTCTAATCCATTTTTTTGATTTCCTTCATAGATATTGTTAAATTCTGGATCTGAATATAAATTAAAATCGCAGTTGATTAATGTTGCAGATGATAAGTCAAATACAACCACATCATTTTCATAAACATTAATTTTTGGATTTTCCTCAGAATTTATTAGTAATTTTGCATTAGCACTAGAATAAGTAACATCAAATGTAGTGGTGATGCCAGATTTTACTGTAAGATAAACCTTATCACCTACAGATAAATCATGTGCCTTTTTAGTATATACAGTAGTTTCATTGAAGGAAACATCAGCAGTTACAAAATTTCTGTCTGTAGTAAATTTGTGTAGTTGATTATCTTCTATGGAAGAAGTTTTATACAACAAAATTTGGTCTATAGATTTAGTTTTATTCTTTTCACTTACTAATCCTATTAAATCACTACTTACTCTAATTGCAAATAGGTTTGGATAATATGAGGTATCATTAAGATTATAAGATTCTTGAGTTTCTAATGGAAGACCATCTGTTGTATAAACAATCTTATCCCCAGTAACAAATTTATGATTTGGCAGGTATATTAATCCACACTTGACATCTTTTATTTTTTCTATTCCTGGTCCCAATGGATATATTGTAAGCAGGTTTGTTTGATTTAAATCTAATCCTGAAGATACTGATTGAGATGGATTGAAATAATAAGATGTATTTGTTCTTGGTAAATCTAATTTTTTGTTACTTTCAAAGTAAAATTTATTAGAAATTGGTACTAATGGTTCTCCTATGGAATAACTTGGAGATCCAGATTCTCTAGACACATTAATTAAATTATTATCATAATCTAATCCTATGACAGTGAGAGTTTCACTTTCCAGCATAAATGTATCTCCTATCTCAAAGGAACTGATTGCCTTATCAATCTGGATAGAAGTTGTTACTCCAGTTGTAGCATAGTTTGGTAAAGTTGCAATTAGTGATGAATTTTTATTCGCCAAGTTAATCTTATGATATCCTTTTAATGATGAATATCCAGAAGTTGATATTGAACTAATATTGACAAAACTATCTTCTACTAATGAAGTTGCATCTGAGACATAACCATAAACTCTTCCAGAAGAGTAAGTAAATGGAACATCTGACAATGTAAAAGTTTCTGAAGTAATGCTATTAATTCCTACACCCTGCAGTTCAGATACTTTTCCTAAAGCACCAAAACCATTTGTGCCTTCATTATTGAATGAAATTGAATTTCCTATTTTATAGGATGATCCTCCCTCAGCAACTAATAACTCATCAATGGATCCAGAAGATGCATCTACTACTATGCCATCCTTTTCATAGAATTTACTATTAAAATCTATAAATTCATAATAATTTTCTTTATTTTCTAAGTTGTAGTATGCAGTATGTTTAATCAAATCTAGTGAGTTAAAATCTAAAGTTTGATTTCTTCTTAAATTGAAGTTTTCTGTGTCTGGAATATATTTAAATGAATTTCCTATAACATATGGGAACACAGGTGCTCTAAATCTGTCCATAGTACAGAAATAAGCATAAACACCATCTGGATACTCTGGTGTTATACAAAATCTTCCATTATGCTCATCTAAGTCTCCCAATCCCTTTATGAATTGGTGATCTTCTACAAATAAGAATGTAGATGGACTAGAAGCAGACTTAATTTCTTTATAACTAGATTTTAATCTCTTAAATCCTCCAGTTCCATCTGAATTTTTGTATCCATCTGGACCATAAATTGGACAACCATCATATGCCCAACCAACAATTGGAGAGTGCCTTGATGGATTTTGATTTAATCTTAATGCAGGTATACCATAATAATCACAAATATCTTTATTTAAGAAAAACAGTCCATAAATGTTTCCAAATAATGAATATCCTTTACCTAATAAAGTTCCTTTAATTGAATTCTCTACTCCCAACTTGTCAATTTCATTTACTGTCCAAGATTGAATTGTGGAAGAAACTTTTAATCCTTTTGCTAGAGGAACTACTTTTACTGCAGTATTGTTGGAGTATCCCAATCCACCATTCAACACTTTAACTTCAATTATTTCCCCATTTTGAATAACTGGTTCTAAAATAGCACCATATCCAGTTCCATTAATTTGTAAAGAAATTCTATTATAATAATTTTTACCTTTATTCTTAATTATAGTTTTCTGAATAACACCATTGTTGACTATAACTTGAATATTTGCTTGAGATCCAACTAATTCCTTTACTTCTGGAGCATCATTGAAATTTAAAATTTCACTGTAACCATATCCATCTTTAGACTTTGCTACTAAAACATCAGTTACTGAACCTAATGCAACTGGCACTAAGACTGCATCCTTACCAACAGCACCTTTCTTAAACCTTCTAGAAGAAATTTCTACTCTGATTGGTGAGTACTCAAAGTAATGAATAGAAGTTTCATTTGAAGATCCAAAATTAACAGCACTTGTAGAAGTTTTTGATGTTTTTATTTGGAATTGATTTTCATCAATAAGTTTGATATAGTAATATGATGAAGTGCTTATTCCAGATAACTGTGATCCAGTATATGAGTACAACACCTCATCATTTTCATCAAATTTATGATTTTGAATTATGAAAACATTATCATAATGATTGACACCTGTATAATCACAGAAAATTTTCTTATACTTAAAATTATTGTTTTTATTAGATACAGTAATGGACTCAATTTTATTTTTCTTTTCTAATGTAGTAAATCTATGGATACCCAATCCATATTCTCTTAAATTGATAGTATTGATTCCTTGGTTTGCATCATTCTTTGTAAATGCTAAACTAAAAGAAGTTCCTGCTCCAGTAGTTGATATTCCAGAAATATAGTAAATTGCTCCATTAGATAGAGTTCCATCTCCACTAGTTGATCCTATACCAACACCAGTATAATTGAAATTATTATAAACAACTCCTTCCCCTTGAACTAATCCATGAGGACTGCTAAAGATAAATTTATTGTTTGCGGTATCAACTACTCCACCAACAGAAGAAGAATTAAAATCAATTTCTCTTGGAAGAGCCCTCATAGTTACATTTAAATTCAACTTTTCATTAGATCCTCCACCAAGAATTTTAAATGATGGGATGGTGTTATTGTCATAATCATAACCACCATCTTTTACTACAATCTCTTCAATTTTTCCAGTTAATTGTGGAAGTAATATAGTTTCAGTATCTCCAGATATAGTAAATCTTGGGGGATTATTTAAATCATAATTTTCTCCAGGATTTAAAACATTTATTTTTTCAATCTTACCATTATAAATTCTGTCATAAGATTTATAATTTTGTATCTCTATTCCATTTGCAAATATTCCTATTGGACCAGGAGAAGTTTCTACTGGAGATGTTCCAGAAGATAATTCTTTTGGAATAGACTTTAAGGACTTGCTTGATGTTAGATCATTAGCATATAAATCGTTGTCTATTAATCTGAATGTTTCTACATACCCAGAAACTGTATTATCTACTGGAGGATTGACTAATTCTACAAAGCTTAGAAAATCTGATAGACCTACATTTTCTTTAGAGTATGCTAATTTTATTGATGATTCATTTACTTTTTTGACAAAATATGATACTCCAGTATTAATACCAACTAAGTTATCATAGGTGCCAAATATTGTAAAATCTACTACACTAATCTCCTCACCATCATAAAAATTATGATTTCCTACTAAAGTTTGATAATCAGAAGAATTTATGGTAAAATTAAATTCTCTTTTATATGGTTCTATTGAAAATCTTGGGAATCCATTTGAGGTAATGTAATTATTTTTTGAGTCAGTGTAAGAATCCTGTACATCTGCTATAAATTTAGATTGAATTTCAGGATAGGTAAGGGAATTTGACTTAAATAATTTTCTTCTTGCAATTAAATTTTTTCCAATATAGTCATTCAGTGTAGAAGTATCGAATGAGAATTGATACTGTTGATTAGATGATACTGTAACTAAAACATCTGTTGCTACTACTTCTTTTGTGTTTAAAATATAAAGATCTACACGATCTTTATCTCTTAAGTGATGCTTATAGTTTGATCTACATACACCATCATTTACACCTACTCCAACTCTACCATCTCTCAATCTCCTAACAATTTTTCCACAGTATACTGTTGATGGTAAATTGTAAAGTAAAGATCCTGTAAAAGTATTCTCTTTAAGATTTCCTAAATTTTCTATTTCAAATTCATCTCCATTATAGGCATATCTTGCATTAGTTTCATCTAAATCTGATAAAACATTTAAAATTCTTAATTTTACTGGTAAGTTTGAATCTCCATTCTCATAGGAATAAACATAGTTTTCCCCATAAATTGCAGTTTTTGTGGGGATGTCCTCAGTTATTCCTGAGCAATTTAAAAATTGATTATTAGTTTTATCTGAATAGGATACTTCTAATCCATTAATAAAAATTGTTCCTGATGATTCAAATCCTATAGTAGAGTTGACAAATATAGTTTCTGATCCAGAAGCAGTGGGTTCTACCAAATATGTCTTTGGAGTAGAAACAAACTCGCCACTAATAGCACCTTTAGGATTGAGGTTATTTGAATATCCTGAGAAAATATTGATTTTATAGAAATTTTGCTCTTTATAAGAAAACTTGCTTATACTATAAATTGATCCATTTGCTTCTAAAATTCTATTATCTGCAGTAGCATCTTGATACAAAGTCTGACCTTGTATTTTTGTAGGATCGCCACTTACTGGTTCACATACAAAAGTTTCACATACAACCCATCTGTCGTCTGAAGTTTTGAATGTGTAATCAAATGGATTAATTACTTCTACCTTTTCATTGAAAAGAATTTTGAATAAGATTTTATATGCACTATCAGTTCCCTTTGATTCATAAAAAGATCTCAAATTAGAAATAAAGTTTGGAGCATTAATTTCTGGAGAGAACTCTACTTCTTCAAATCCTGGAGCAAATTGATACTTAATTTTCTTAAAGAATTCAAGTAAGAATAAAATACTTAAATTAGTAACAGTATCACCAGGAGTTTGGATGTTGTTTTCTGAGGTTGGTCCCTTATGCTCCTCTATATCAGACTGAGTGAAATTTAAAAACTCTTTATTAATATCTTGATGTAAAGAGTCTATACCACTAAATCCTCTTACACATCCAATGAAAGAAGTATTAGTCTTTTGGGTATATGTAATTATCTCGTTATTGATTTTCAACAGGCCATATGAATCTGGCCAACCATGAGTAGACTCTACGTAAATTGTATCGTCAAAATAACCTACATCTTCAGTTAAAGTAGTTTCAGACTTTAGATTAGTATTGTCAAAACTTTCAATATTTTTATAGTCTAAAAGATTTTCAACTAGGTCAATTGGACCAGATTGAAATTCTTGAGAAATATAAAACTGCTTTAGAAATTCTACTAAATTTGGATTTTCTGATACTAAAAATTCTGGTATGTGATTTTCAATTACATCACTAATTTTTACTACTTTATTTTCTTTATTCATTTTAGACTCTTATCTTTGTATCAGAAAAATAACTTGATTCTACAATAAATCTACTGCCTGAAGAATTTTCACCAGAAGAAATTAAATCTTTTACCATTGATATATTACTAGATCCAACATCCAGTTTTAAATAAACTGTCTTTTTGGCAATCACATCATTGGATAGTGGAATTGCATCAATCTGTATGATATTATTGGGAACTGCAGTAGAAGAAACATTTATATTATCTATATTAATTTCACCTGTCTCATAATTTATACTACCAATATTATTAGAAACAATTTCTACCTTTTCATTTCTATATCTAAACAAAAATAATCTTCCTTTCTTTAGATTTGAATTGGGAGAATCCCCAATATAATGAGTTCTATTTGATCCATTTATTCTGAATCCACTAGATCTTATATTATGACTTTTATTTGCTACATTAAAAGCATTCTCAAAGCACACAGTATACTTTGTAGGTTCATTTAATGTGACCCCTACATTCCTTCTAATTCTTACTTTTGTGATGTTTGATGTTATAGCAGAACTAGTGTTGTCTATTGTACTTGAGCACCTACTATATTTAAATCTTCCTCCAAACTTATTGAGGTCTGTAGAGGATGCAAACTTATCTAGTGAAGATATTACCAAACCTCTTAGATCACTTGGAGAGTTTGTTAGATTGTTGTTATAATAAACAGATGATTCTAATTCAATATAAACTACATTAACATCAACAAATTCAACTTGTATGCCTGAAACTGAATATTTTTTAAGAGATTCTACTAAAGTTTCTTTTGTATATTCAGAAAGAAACTCTGCATTCTTTGGTTTTGCTGCAAGAAATACCTTTCCAAATTGAGGAGGAGACATTTCTTCTCCACCATATGCAGTTACTGATTCAATGTTTGGATAGATTGATGCTAAAATTGCTTCATAATCATTTGCTGTTACTGCTCTGTACTGAGAAGCATAAAGTCTAGGAGCATAATACCTTACAGAATCAATGGTTTGAATCTCATCGCCATTAGATGCTGCTTCCTCTGTAATTACAGTAGAAGCATATCTTGATAAGTTATCACCATCTGAACTTAAGACTGTTCCTGAGAAAGTAAATGATGTTGCACCATTTCCTTCCCTACCATTAGTAGTAATATAGGTTACTGTAATTTCATTATTATTTTCTAATTTTTTGCCAAATATACCATCTCCAAAGAATAATTCATATTTTTCATCTGCAATCTCTTGGATTAAGAAGATTTGAGACTCATTATCAATATCAATAATATTATCTACAAGTTTATATTCTTCTGTTGTGGTGTCTGATGGAGTGTTTTTAACTTTAACTCTTATAGTTGATGTGTCTATAAAAGCATTGGGTAAGATATATTTTTGATTTGGTTGTGATGTATCTACGACAAATTTCTTAGTCAGTAAAGTTCCTTCATAAACTTCAATATTAGAAAATGTTGCAGATCCATCCACAACACCAGCAGTAACATCTTCTGGAATAGCAAAGATATAATTTGTATTATTAAGATTACCTGTACATACAATTCCTGCCTTTAGAATGGCATCCTGAACAGTATTTGGGATACCTGTGAGGGTAAAGGATATGGATGCCCTTGCTGCCCTTCTGGAGAGGGGAACATAACCAATGTTTCTTGCTAATGAGACAACATTCTCTCTTAATGTTGCCCCATCCAAGAATGCCTCATTGGCAACCATATTGGTATTATAGGAAACCAAATAGGAATTATAGGCTAAGATATCAATTAAGATAGAAAGGTTTGAACCTTCAAAGTCAAAGTCAGTGAAGGTTGAGTTTGCTCTCAGGTAATCTTTAATAGATGTCTTAATCTGGTCAAAATCCAGATTTGTAAACTGTGTAAATGCCATTAGTACCTTGTTGGTTGTAATATAAAGGAAATTGCTTGTGTTGGAACTGGCAGACCTACTATGTCATAGACTATGCTAACATTCAATTCATTATCATCTATCAATAATTCCACATTAACTGACCTCAAATTAACTCTAGGTTCAAAGTTATTGATTAATATTGTGATTTCTTCTTGAATTGGATCAACCAAATCAGAATTTGCTAATTCAAACAGATATCCTTCAACATTAGAACCTAATAAAGAGTTAAAAAATCTTTCGCCAATTTTAGTTCTGACTAAATTGACCACTGATCTTTTAATAGCATCCTCATTTTTAAGCACAGCAATGTCATTTGTAACAGGATGTCTTAAAAATGACAAACTGATATCTTTGAATGATCTGGATACATTCTGTACAGGCACTTTACACCAGTAAATAGGTTATATTTATTTATTGTGGTTTGCCATATGTTGGCTCAGTACCATATTCCCAATCATCATAGTCCTCATCATTACGAATTTTCTGATGAAGTTCTGTTTGCTCCTTTAAAAGATGTCTTTTTCCAATGTCATCATGCATAATTTCTTGAATTGTTCTCTTTTCAATGTTTGCATTGTAATCAGTGACTAAATTTGTGGTCCCCCACATTTGATACATGTAATTTTTGTCTCTATCTACAGGTAAGTTTGACATAAATTTACTAATTCTAGTGTGAATTAGAACTTTTTAAGGGGTTGCTATCCCTTAATCAATATAAAATCCCTTTCTTAGATAGTCTCCATCCTTAACATATCTATAATTGGTTGTTTCTTGCTCAATTTCCTCATCCCAGATAGGGTATGCAATACTATTTCCGTATCTAAAATCAGGATTTTGTCTAAAATGAACCTCTACTAACTTATTTCCAATGAACTCGCAGTTAATCCACTCATAGTTTCCGCTTAAATTGTTCAAAATTTCAGGAAATTCTACTTCCTTATCAATTTTTTCCCACTTTAACCACTTATAGAGCGGATCTGTTGGATGCCTTTCACCCTTTACAACTAGTTTACTCTCTTTATGGTAGAAATCAACACTAAGATGCTCTCCATGAAACACTTCACACCAAAATTCTGATGGATGAAAGTGATCTGTATATCCATCAATCCACTCTATTCTAGCATGTCGTCCCATTCCTAGGAGGTTGAAGATAGGTCTGACTACATAATACCCCTTACGTGAAACAGGCACCCCTGTAGGTCCACAGAGATGCCCAGATTTCTTTGCAATGATTAGTTTATTATAAACCCAAAGGTCATCCTCATGTATAATTGCCCACTCATCTTTAGAGTCTAGACAATACATAAGAACAACCCTTCTTGGTTTATTTAGTTTCCTTGACCTCTATATCTTTTCTTTGCACCATTTCTAGAAGTTGCAGAAAGATTAGTATTTTTAGAACGACCCTGACGAGTTGTCTTGGGTTTTGATTCAATCTTCTGACCACCAGTGAGAGAAGGACGCTTTGCCATAATTTTTAATCCTCAATACTTACTAATTCTACCATAATGTCCTCTGGTTTGGGAACCCCTGTCTCATAATATTGTTGAGACAGTTCATCCATTACCTCAAACATATTTTCTTCTGTTAAATCTTTGTAAATGATTCTTCCTTCACAAAGAATATTATATAATTCTTGTTTTTTCATGTCCTACTCTAATTTTTGGATGACACCAAATTTCAAAGTCACATTTACGAATTGCATCAAGACAGAATGATACATCTTCACCACACATATCTTGAACCTCACCAGAATCAAAGACTTGCATCTGAGGAGCAAACCAAGGATACTTCATTTCAGGATGCTCAAACACACCTTTCTTAATCAGTACCCAACCAAATCCAGTATAATCAACAGTGAATGGTTTCTTTCTATTAGAGATAGTATCAACCATCTCATGATTCATGACACCACCATTGTTCTTGAAATCATCTTCATCCAACCAATGAGCAACTGAAGTAGTTCTACCATCCTCTGTTGCATACCAACCACAAGCAATGTCCTTATCCATCTGTACCAGTCCCCAGAAGGCATCAGCATTGAATACAATGTCACTATCAATCCAGAGTTGATAATCATACTCCAGACGTCCTTGCCAAGGAATTTGATCTGGTCCTGCAAGAACATTGGCACCAAGTACCTTACATCTTGCAAAGTTCACCATTGAACTATAATCTTGTGAGATTTGAATACTGGCACCTGTTTGAACTAAATCAAAACAAAGTTGCACAAAGTTCTTCAAAAAGATATATGATACCCCACGTCCTGGTAAACAAAATACAATTTTCTTACCCCTAATGCGTTCCTTACACTCCTCAAGATTATAAAGGGGTTCTTCTACATCTTCAGGAGGATTCTTTGCCTTTACTGTAAATCCTTTTGCCATAAAATTTTCAATGTTTGATATACACGTGTATCAAGTCAATGATACTACCTTATTTATTCTGAGTCAATACCCCTATTGTAAGAGATTAACCGCCCAACACAATACTTAATCTATAAGATCTTCCAATTCTTTCATAGTATCCTCTGTAAAAGGTATTGTTTCTACCTTACCAGATTCAATATCTTCAACCATCTGTTGCAGATATTCCAGAAACTCCCTGGGATAAGTATTGTCCTCACCAAGTGACACCCAGAACCATTCTAGACATTCTGTGTAAGGGTCATCCTCTTTGAGTAATGCATAATCCTTATAATTCCCTGTCATTAAATCAGACCATATTCTATATGCCCCTCTGATAGATTGCCACCCACTCATCCAACAATGACCAATCCAATACTCAAACCAATTCATTTTCCTGCTTTCTTACGATTAGCAAATTGTAGATAAGTCTCACCTGGCATTAATCTTTTACTATAATCTGGTTTCTTCTGTACTGATGTATCATCCCCACGATCTTCACGTGCTCTCATCTTATTGGCAGATCCACTAATCTTACGATCCTTCTTAGGATCTGGATCCCACCAATCCCCAGCCTCATTTAAAAATTCTCTGAAACTTTTCATAATCCTTTTTTAGATATTTATTTCTTATCACATACAATCACAAATTCCTCTACCTGGAAATCTGTAGATAATCCTGCACTAATCATCTGGGATATACCTGTGAGAGTCTTTTGACACTCATTCAAAGTTCCCTCACAAAATACCCTGTCCCTTGCAATTAACTTATATTCCATTTTTTACCCTGGGAAAATTTTTTTCTAATATGGGATTTAAGTATATTTAAGGTCTCTCCTAAACAACTCACAATATAACTCACCTCATCTAAAGGACTTATACTTGTCCCCCACACCCTCTCATAGAGCAACCTTACAGGCATTTTTTGACCCCAGAAAATTTTTTTTAACACTTGAAATAACTCTCTTGTTTTCAAAGTTTTGTAGGTTAGGGATGTTTGGAGTTTTCGCATTACCACAAAACCCCCCACAAAATATAACATAACACCTGCCAATTCACTATATCATACACACTGCATTTTGTCAACCCCTGTATCACTGAGACCCACACATACACTGCTAAGTATACCTCACTGTGTTTTCACAAGAATACTCACAGGATCACACATACATTCACTGAGTATACCCACTGTGAAGCACTGAATTTCCCCAAAATCCACAATTTCCACAGGGTAATTATACTTATTGTTCACAGTGGTAAGGATAACTGAACAGGTGGAATAATGATTTCACTTAGTGCCTCTCCAATTCTTTCAGTTTTTATATTGCACATTGGTCTCAGTTCTTCTATTAACTGTGCCTCACAGTCTGTATCACTGACCACATCAAATTGGAAATTATCAATACCACAATTGCCCATGTAGTAGTGTATATATTGACACAAAAACCTTTCATTATACTTTCCTACACACTTCACTGCTGATTTGTGAACACTCCACCTACTCTCAGGATTCACACTTTTGCCCACATATACCACTTCTCCATTGAGTTTATTTGTAATGGTATAAGTATACACTATCCTCACATCTTCACTCATAATATAACTCACAATACTCACAGTCAATTATACTGTCCCTCACTGGTTTTTGTCAACTTGTGCCACTAATCTTGGTGTCCTGGGTGTCTTGACTTTTGGGAGGGTTTGTGATACAATGGGGGCCAAGATCACAATAAGATGCACCATTTCTAGACACAATAACTATAAAACAAGGATTTACAGTAGATAATACATATGATTCACACTTTTTCCCCAGATATACACAAAACTGTTGAAAACTCAACTATATTTTTTTAACCATTTATAAATGTCTTAATTTACACATAGTTCATCCGCAGTTACCATACATCAAGTCTAAACTTAGTCTCTAGATCATAGTGTAACTCACTGACATAAGACCATTCTAACCAGGCAACACTTTTCTGATCTTCAGTTATACAGTCATCAATTTGTTTGTGTAACTGATCTTTGAGATGTTCTAGTCCATTGAGTATTCTTTGTGCATCCTCTGGACATAACTCAAGTTGGAAAACTTTGTTACTTTTGTGTGTCACTTCTCTTTGACTTTGTTAACTGCAGTGGTGATAGATGTGGTCAGGAGAATACATGTATCATTGTTGAAGACAGCATACACAGGTTGCTTAGTGTTGATGTCAAAAGTATACTTAATGGTCATTGAGTTAGTTGTTGAGTTGTAGTGAATGGGTGAAAATGTACAATCAATTCCAGAGTGCATTAGCAACTACATCACCAGCACCTGCTACATTATCACGCACAATCAGACGCAGAGTTTCAGCACCTTGAGGTTGTTTGTGCATTTCACGAATGTTATCTGCAGTGCGAGGATCATTAGCAGCATCAGCAATCATTTCTGCAATTTGGTTAATCATTTTATCCATGAGGGGAGTTGAGTTGTTGAGAATGGGTGAAAGTGTATCCAGCAAGATTACCAAAGTTCTGAGTCAGTGCTTTATACTCAGATGTGGCAATGATGGTCTTGATGTGATTAGTGTTGCAATGTTGAAAAATATATTTCTTCATCAAACATTCTCCTCTTGGTGATGATCAAACATCATCTCATTGATTTCATCATGATTGATCAATTCATCATCCCAAGCAACACCATCAGCAGTGGTGAACTTATCTACATTGTGCATGTTTCTGATGAACTTTTGATAGGGAGTTTCATCATCAGAAACATACTCTACACATGCAATAGCAGTGTTATACAGGAAGGGTTGATTTTGAATCCACAGGGATACATTCCAGGTCTCATAGTTTGCCCAACCATTATAAGTTTGGGGTTGAGTGATTGTCATTTGTTTTTCCATACAAGTATGGTAGCACATTTTTGGGGATTTGTCAAGTGTATTGTGCCACTTTGATTAGTGGCACATGATATCATTTAGAGGTCACACATCCATGCTATCATCATAATCATTTTCCATGATGTAGGCATCACTAGGATACTCATCAACAGTAGGAACTTGATCCTCTTGAGTATCAACTACAGCATCAAGAATCTCCAGAAGTTGTGCACCATCTTGTGCTTTGGCAAGCATAGACAGAGCAACAACTTTAGGCATGTTCAGAGTAGCAGTCATTTGTGGTAGTTAGTGTAAAGGAAAGGTGCAACAGAAGGTTGCAGAGAATCCACCTAAATGGAAGGACTCAGTGCAACTATCAGAAGTTTTTGGTGAACACAAAACCATCATTAAATGCAAAATCATAGTAAAGATTGCATTCCCAAGTCTTAGTCCAATCTACAACAATAGGAGTATCATTCAGATTGATAGGATAGCAATCAGAAACAAATTGCTCTGCAAATTGTTCCTCACTGTCAAACTGTCCATAATAGGCATCACAGAAGTTTGAGATGCAATCAATACCAAACTCATCTACAAAAGCATCAACTGCTTCATAAGAATAGTCTTCACCATAGTTGACATATTCTTCATAGAATTGAATGAAGTTGTCATTTCCATAGACACTGATGAAGTCAAACATATCCTCATCATGATAGTTTTGTTCCTTCAGTTCATCAATCTTTGCCTGAACATTTGCAGGGTAGGTGTTGACAAGAACTTGAGTCATTTCAGTAGTTTGATTTTCCATACATGTATGGTAGCACAGGTTTGGGGGTTTTGCAAGGGGTCTTGTGCCACTTCCTCAGGTGGCACATGGTATAACTTACTGGGTGCAGAATTGTGCCATCATAGCATCAATTTCTTTCTCAGAGATTGATTCCTCACTGGGGAACAATGTCCATCCAGTGTTATCATCAATATCAAAGATTTCTGCTTCCATATCTTGAATCTCATCCCACATTGTTTACTTCCTCCAAAAGAAATTGAATGTCATTAAGTAACTCCTTCAGTGCTGCTCTGCTATATCCAGCAGCATAAGCATAACCTTTCTTCTTATCATCAACTGCCATGACTGATTCATAGATTGCAGTTGAACATGTGGTTGCCATTCTATTCAGTTTTGAGGTGAGAAGTTCTTTATCCATTTCTATCAACATGCACCTGCCATAGGATTGCCAAGTTGAGGAAGATTGCTGTTGTCTTTGATCACAACATAACCAA